AAGGGCGATGTAATCAGCGATGCGATCCATGTCAGTTGTGCGGCCTTGCCTCAAGGGTAGCGACGCGCTGCTCGACGCCATTCAGCCGTGAGAAGGTCTCCTTCCGATCGGCACGAATGTCGGTGTGCATCACCTCGAGCTGCGTGGCGATGTGCTCCACTGCAGCGGTGAGACGGATGACGGCATCGCGGGCTTCATCGTTGCGCTTGCCGAAACCCATTGCGCCCATCGCAGCAACGGAGATCGATGCCCCAGCAATAGCAGCGATGACCTCGATCATGGACCTATTCTACCGGCCCTGCCCCCGCAGCGGTTTCTTACCACGACGGCGCGGCCGACTGCGCGCGCCGTAGCCGATGCTGGTTGTCTTCGGCGGCCCCGGCTGGTGGTTGATGTGTGATGCACCAGCCTTTGCGCGGACTGCCATCAATCAAGACCCAGCAGTTCCTTCAGTTCATCCACGGTCAACCCAGACGCTGCCAACTTCTCAGCAGGCGTCAGTTCAACCGGGGCAGGTGGTTCGGGTGCAGGGTCGGGGGTGCCACCCTGCTCAACCCACTGCAAGTAAGCGGCGTAGTCGGTATTGGCGGGGTCGGGTGGGATGAAGGCACCGTCGGTGAGGCGGAGGATGGCGTCAATGGTTGTGAGTTGGTACATGGCGTTAGTCATGGTTGGTTATGGTTGGTTACAGCTCGGCGCTAAGGGTTACGATTGATCCGCCAGCATTTCCATCTATTTTGACGGGCCTATAAAGGGTTAGTCCCGCACTGGTAATATTTAAATTTATAGTTGATGGATTTGATTGCCCGGCTGACATTGCCGAAATTGTATATCCGCTTTGTCCGTCATCAAGCCTAGGTGTTCCAGTGTATGCAAGAGTTGGAGCCGACCTCATTGAAACAGGCGCTGAAAAATAAAGAGTTGCTGTTGTAGTGGCTATGCAGGTGCCAAATGCTCCAAAAATAGCGTTATAAGCACTTGCGGTAGTAACGTTTTGCAGGAAATACCTCTGCGCCAACGCCACCTCCTGCCCGTAGCTCCTGCGCTCAAACGGTGTGGCGACGGACCCCGGTTCAAGTTGGACGCCGGTGATGTAGAAGGTGGCGCCAGAGTTACTGATCAAGCGAATGTTGCTGGATGCGCGACAAACATTACTTGCGTTCCAGGCGTTGGCAGTACCTTCAGAACTTGAGCCAGAACCTAAATCAAAATTAAGTCCAATACCTATTCCCGTATCAGTCAACCATGTACCAGTTGTATCGCCCGGAATTGTAATGGATTTATACTCAAAGGTGTTAGCGGCGTTAATTGTGTATTGAAATACGTAAGAACGTGTTTCTGCGCTGTTACAGACACGAGCGCCATAAGTACCAGTGATACTAGAGCGTACCCAGAACCCTATGGTAATTGATTGAGCACCAGCTGCACCCCAGCCAAGGTCGGCAGTATTTAAGCCTTCAATTAAATGATCAAATCTGTACAATCCATTTGATGGCACAGACGTTTGCGCGGCAGTTACTGTAATCAGACCGCTGTTTGTGAAGCCAGCAGGAACGGTTGTACTTTGTTGAAGCGTAAAAGTTCCAGTGGTGTCGTTGAACCTGACAATGCGCCAGCGGTCAATTCCGTATGCAACTGATGCAGTGGGCGAAGTAATTGTGCCGCCTCTCTGGTTAATCCGCATGTCACCATTGATGATGCGGTTCCGGCTACCTGCAATGGGGCCTCCGTTGATTGATTGAACCTGAACGTCACCTGCAACTTGGAGTAACGCGCTGCCAGAAGCGGTAGACGTGCCAACTAAGAGCCTGCCGCTCGAATCTATACGCAGTCTTTCAGTTGGACTGCTGGCGCCATCTGAGGTGGTCGATAGTACGAGCCTGCCTGGCATGTCATTGCTGCCGGGTGTGCCATCCACTTCACCAGCAATAGTTGCCGCTTCGATGAAACTAGTGCCATCTGCACCGTGAAAACTTACCGTTCCAAGGCGGCTTCCACTGACAACCGCAGCATTTGAACCAAGTGTTGCTGCACCCGATCTGCCAAGAAGAACAAAAGGAGGGTTATTGCTTACATCATTATTAAGTACGCTTATAGAACCCCGTGCATTAGAACCACCTGTTCCTTCTATTTGAGTTAAAGAACTAAGAGTAGTACCAAAGAAATTAGTACGCGCTGTAGATGTGCCAGCCAACAGTCGGCCTGAAGCATCTATGAATAACCTGCCCGTGCCACCCGTAGTAATGGCAACCTGATCGGTGCCAGGGCTGTAGATGCCGGTATCGGTACCGCTGTCCTTGAAGTAAATGGATGGAGCAGCAGCGCTGCCGTTCTCAAAGGCGATCGTGCTCCACTCGCCGTCTAGCTGGTAAAGCGTTATCCAGGCATTGTTCGCGCCATTGCGCATCTTGTACACGCCAGCCGTAGTGTCCGCCCACGTCATGTAGGCGTAGGTGGTCGCTGGCGCAGTTGCCCCGCTGTTCTGGCTGACGATCGCGGCGAGGCCGTTGTTCAGGTCAGAACGGACAGCGGCACCAGTGCCGTTGGCGATGATGTAGTCGTGTTGGGCCATGATGAGTCAGATAATAGGTCAATTCTGGCAGGGATCAAGCCCCTTTTCCATAACCGACAGCGGACCAGGCAAAATTGCGGTCGATTGCAGTGCCACCGCTGTTGCGGAAGGTCACCACAAACTGGTTGCCTGCCACGCTGCCCATCGTGAAATAGTCGCCAGCAGCCATGTTCTGCGCAGTAATGCCCACGCTTGGCAGGCTGCTATTGACGCCACCCAGGGAGGCTGTGCCAGCGAAGAACGGCTTATCAAAGGTGACCGTCTTTGCGCCGGCGCCGCTGGCGATGCTGCCAACGCTTTGATCCTGACGCCGCTGGAAGGTTGCCTCATAGCCCAGTTCATCGATCAGGATGTTCTGGCCTGGGTCGGTGCTCGTCAGCTCAGTCTTGAACTGGAATGCGCGTGCCTTGAACGTGCCATTGACGAACTCCTGCCATGCTGACCACGTGGGCGAGCCGGTCGGGTTGTCGCTGGTGCTGCGCAGATACATCTTCGCGTTGACGGCTGATGATGCAGCGCCATCCCAATCAGACCAATCATCAACCAATCCAATGCGGCTGTCGATCAGGTCACTGGGGAAGTAGCCGCGGGTGACAAAGAACCGCTTCAGGTCCAAACTGTATGCCGCACCCAGGTCGAGCGTGTTGGCGAACTCATAGGTGCCGCTGGTGGCCACGGAACCCATGACATCCATGACTGGAAGTAGATCCAGATCCGCTACGGAATCGAACAGCTGGGTCCCATCGAGGGTGAGCGCGTCATATTCGTCGCTGTAGAAGCAGTTGGTTTTGCTGCCCTGGAATGGCGGAGCGTCGGCATCTTCGCGCCTTGACTGCACTAGCAACTGCCCGAGCGCGTCGGGGAAGTCAATGATGATGCTGGTCTCGGTTGCTGATTGCCGACCGCCATCATCCTCAAACTTGACCAGGATCTCGCCTTCGACCAAGGGGATGATCGCTTCGGTAGAGCTGCCCGATTTGGCTTCCACCAGATCAACGCTGTTGCCCCATGTGCCGGTGCCGTCCGTCAGGTTGGTGTGGCGGATGTGAACGCGACCCCCAACCTTGACGTCCAAGTCAAGCGTTGGCGCCCACCGCAGTCGGCCCGAGTTGGCATTGATCGCCTCAAAGGTCAACTCCTGCACATTGCCCGGGACTGCCGTCTTGCCGACCGCTGCAAAGGTCAACACTGCCGGCTGACTGCTTGGCGTGTTGGCACCGTTCAAGCTGTAGATGTTGATCGTGTAGGTATCGGCAACCGAATCCAGGATTTCGTAGTCGGTTCTGGGCACCACAACGCTGGTCCAGTTGCCTTCGCTTTGCCGATATTGCACGCGGTATTGGCTGACGCCTGGGACGCTGTTCCAGCTGGTGATGATCTTGACCTTGGCCTGGCCTTGCGATTCGTAGAAGGTCTCGCTGGCTGACAGACCGTTGGGCGCGATTGGCGGCTGGTTGAGCTGCGTGATCACCCGCGGCTGTAGAGGCGCGCCGCGTTCGACATAGTTGTATTTGCTTGCGTCATACGCCAGCGCCGTGATTTCGTATTGCGCCTGATCGGTCTCGCCAACGTTCAACACGCGCCAGAGGGTGGTGTTGACGGTTGAGTTGTTAATGACCCAAATGCTGTTTACGTTTGGCGCCACGCTGAATGCTGACGAGACCGTCACCACAGCGCCGGCAATGCCAGTGATCGCCTTGGTCTCGACTGTGCCGTCAGGCATCAACACCGAGATCGTTGCGCTCCCAGTGGTTGGCAGGCTTGTCTCGGTGGTGTCGTCCACCGTGATGGTGGTGGTGGTTGCTGCCGCAATGCGGCCACCTCGACGCACGCCGGACTTCACCGGATCGGCAATCGAGATCACGGCACCCGGGCGGACCAGGACGCCGGCATCAATCGATGCCTTGAACTCAACCACCTCGGTTTCGTAGCCCTCTGAATAGAGCAGCCATGAACCCAGTCGGGATGCCTGGCCGCGACTGGTGCAGGCAAATGCTTTCAGGTTGGTGGTGACAACGCCATACTTCGCAATCGCGGCCGTATCCTCGACCACCTCATAAGCCAACTCCTGGGTTGTCATGTCCAGGTAGCTGACCACCGCGACCGTGTGCCTGGTCTTGAGATCGGAGCCGGTGTATTTGAATCCGTCCTCGCTGACGTTGGCCAGAGTGAATAGGTAGCTGGCGTCAGTGGGCTTGTCTTGGCTAATCGTCAGCGCACCAGTGGACCAGTACGGCATTGTGCGCATGACGCTGCACAAATCGTTGATCAGCTTGTATGCCTCTTCCTGGTTTTGGATCAGTGCATTGCAGCTGAAGCGTGGCTCGGTGCCGCCGAAGCCATCGCTGACCAGCGTGCCGCAATACTGCGACGCGGAATAGAAAGCGAACTTATCGAGCTGGCTGGCGGTGATGTGATCGCCGAAGCCGTAGCGCGTGGATGTGAGCAGGTCATACAGGATCCAGGCCGGGTCACTCGTCCAGGTCGCTGCTGCAAAAGTGCCATTCCACACGCCGGCGTAACTGATGGCGCCTGTAGTGGCGTTGACCGTGCCATTGTTCGGGATCTGTACCTTGACCCCGCGGACCCGGAAGGTGCGGTTCGGAATGCTGCTGAATTGTTCCGCATCAAAGCGCAGCGCCATGATTGCGCTGTTGGGGTAGCGCAATTTCTGCTCAATTATCTCGGTGTAACTTGACCAATACAAATCATTAAGCAACTGGCTGCTGGTGCTGTCATCCGTGACGCGCACGACGCGTACATCAACCGGGAAGGCGCCGCTGATCGCAACCTTGTAGTCGCGTTGATACTGGTCAGCTGTGCGGCCAGTGATCGTGTCATCGATCACCGTGGTATAGCCGCCGCCGTTGTACTGCACCTGAATGAGTAGGTTGACACTGGTGCCGTAAATATCCCCTTCGTCTGTATACCGTTCAAGCCGCGGCAGGGTAACGGTTACCCGAACGGCATTGACATTGCTGTCTGTAACGGTGCGAGTCAGCGGCGATGCCTGCTGAACGATCGTGTTGACGCTGATCTCATCTTCAACATCTGAGAAGCCAGAGATATAGGTCTGTGCTTGCGTGCCATAGCGCGCATCGACTGTAATGTTTTGGAAGTTGTAATCAGCCGCCTGGGGGCCGGTTGCATCTGCACCTTGCCGCAGGATCTGCGTGCCGTTGAGAAAGATGTCCTTCAACAACGCGCGGTTGTAATTGGCATCGCCCCGGGTGTATGACCGAGCTGATGGAAAGCCTTCGATCTCGCCTTCACTGAGCAGATCGACAAAAGTACCGAATTGCTTCGACGCCAGACTGTCGGCATCACGGACTGGTGTCCGGGCTGGCGCTTCTACCTGCTGAACAACTGTTTGTTGTTTGCGTCCACCAGAACCGCGGATCAGGTCGCTCATGCGTCTATCTGCACAGTGTCGATACCGGCCGAGATCACGACCGAGCCGATGATGGTCTCGCCATAAACGATCGGCACGGGCACACCTTGGCGGCTGGTATTTTGTATGCCGCTGAAGCTATAGGACTTCTGCGGATCAAGCTCAGTCTCCATTGTGCCGCTATTCGTACTTGACTGCGCGATCGTTGACGTTGGCGTCAGCAGTTGGCTCACGCCCCCAAGGATTAGCGCGCCGCCAAGCAGTCCCACGCTGGTCACAATCGAACCAGCAAGACCCAAGCCCAGACCTGGCACAAAGATCGCCAACGCCACCAGCGCTACGCCGGCCAGGATTTTGGCAACGCCACCAGAACCACCGATCACCGGAACAATGCTGATCGCATTGCCGCCAACTGGACCATGCAAGTCCTCGCCATCAATCGTGTGATTGCCCACCTTTACCCGGTAATACCGGCCAGGTTCGCTGATGTGTGCCTCAATCCCAGGGAAGTTGGCGATCAAAAATCTGACGGCTTCTGCTGCGGTATCTACAGCCGCCAGAAAACGACGCTTGCCGACGAACTTGGCAAGCTGTCCATAAAGTCGGATCTCGCGCAGCATGGCCAGCGTCAGCCTGTTATCAGTGTACCTGCGGCTTGATGCCGCAGACGCCTGCCTGTGCATTTCTGTAGCCAGCCGCCATACAGATCACGGCTGCTCAGCCGACCACGCAAATGATGCAGCACCAGCTGGTCGCCGATGTAGACGCCGACGTGGTTCAACCCTTGACCTTCGATGCTCATCAGCAAGGCATCCCCAAATTGCAGGTCTTCATCAGGCAGCAACTCGCTGAACCCTGCATCACGCCAGAACTGATCGAACTGAGGCGCCGCCTCAAACTCCGCTGGAGTGGTCGGCCGCGGCCAATCCGGCAGGTCGATGCCATGCTCGCCATACCAATCGCGCACCTGCGTCCAACAGTCGGAAACCGCCCAGACCCACTCCCGGCCAATCAGCGGCGCCTTGTAGCCGCTTGGCGCGGTCTCTGACCACGCTTCAGTCTTCGGGTTGCAGATGTGCCACGGCAAACCGCTGATCTCGATGCTGAGCAGATCCGCCTGGCTGGGTTCTGCTGGTGTGATCGGATGGCTATGAAAGATCGCCTCAATCTCACCGGCATCTTCGGCCGCGGCGAAGTCGGTCGGATCCATGATGAACTGATCGCCATCGGTTGCCAGGTTCTGGCATGGCCAATAGCGACGCCGGCCTTTGACCACCACAACCAACCCACACGCCTCGCGCGGGTCCTCGCCTTTGGCGTGATCCATTGCCGAGTCGCGCCAGCTCATTAGGTAAATGCTCCGATGCCAGGGAAGGATCCGAACGGCAGCGAGCCGGTTGATCCAAACCGTAGTTTGCAACTGTCGAGCCGCTTACCGCAAACATCCAACGCCAACGTGCCGACGGGTTGATCGCTGGCGTTCCAGTAGTTGCTGCCGGTGTAGCCGCATTCAGTTGAGCGATAGACCCATTGGCAAATGCTGCTGATGCACTGCCGCTTTGGTGCGCGCACACCAGCCAAGTCAAATGCTGCGGCACATTCCCATTCGACGAGCTGGCGATTCTCGGCTGACTTGCGGCTCAGGTAATAGATCTCACGCGGAAACTCCGCGGTCGGGTCTGGCGTGCCGTAGGGATTGGTGCCTCCGGAGAAGTTGGCGCCATCGATGTAGCGGGCCATCGTGCGGATCCGGGTCAGTTTGGCGCCGGCCAGGTCGTTGTTTGGCGTCACCGCGTTGACTGTTGCCAGGATGGTGCTCATCGTGCCGAGCACGTTGCTGACCTTGATCTTCGGCCTTGGCAACTGGCCATTGCCGCTGTACTCGAACCCATCCATCTCAAGCGGCAGCCGCTGGTATGAGTTGCTGTCCCATACCAGTTCACCGTTGGCATCCATGTTGCTGCCGGCATGAAAGCGGTAGACCGTGCTACTGCCATGCAACGCGGTGACCAGCTGCAATTCAAACAGCTCGATCACCGAGCTAGGTGCGATCTTCTGAAGTTCTGAAACTGGAATCGCCATGGGTTACGGCTCAAAGACCTCGACGAAGGTGGCGCTGATGTTGTTGAAGTTGCAAGACCGTAGCGTGGCCTGCCACTCCTTGCAGATGTATTTGCTGGCGCTGCCGCGTGGTGGCGTCCAATCAAACGACTCAACCGCAGCACGCGCCTCGAGGAAGGTCAGAATGTTGTCGCGTTCGGTGTCAGTGCGGTTCAGAAACTGCAGCTGCCATTCCTTGCCGTCGCGATGCAGGCCAAACCCGACGCGCTGCTGATAGCCATCGCCTGCCTCGAAGGTGACGACACGCGGCTTGCTGATCTCGGTCGCTTCAAAGCTGGGCGTGTAGGTGAAGGTGGCCATTATGCGAGCAATCCTCCGGGACGTTTCTGGGTGACTATCTCATTCTTGACCGCTTCGCTGATCGCGCGAGCAAACTGCCCAGCGCGGCCCTCGTCGCCTTGGGCTCTGGTGCCTGTTGCGTCCACGTTGACGGTGACATTAACGCCACCACCGCCGCCGGCGGCTTCAACGCCGAGACGGCCATCACGGCCACGGCGCAGAGGCATGATCGCCTCTGGCCCAGCCTCGCCCATCAGGCCCGTGCCATTGGCAAACGGAAACATGGTGGGCTTGTCAACGATGCCACCGCGGGCAAACTTCTGGATCCCGTTCTGAGCAAAGACACCACCGTTAGCGAAGCCGGGGATATTGAATAGCTTGCCAACGCCCCCCAACAGCGGCGCAATGATGGCCTGTCGGATCGCAATGCGAGCGATGTCGGCAATGATGCTTTTGGCTAGATCCGCAAAGCTTGCCTTCCCAGTGGTCACAAAACTAACCAGTTGATCTTCAAGCCCTTGGAAGGCACCCTTCACCGAGTCAGCCACCTGCGCGCCAAAGTTTTTGAGCTGGTCATAATACTGCTTCAAGCTTTCGCCAAAGGTATCTTTAAAACTTTTCTTCACATCTTGGCTGGCCTGAATCAGCTCGCGCAATTTGGCGATCTGCTCATCAGTCAAGCCTGGCATCCGCTGAATGATGGCATCCAATTCGCGTTCGATCTCCAGCCTCTTCAGTTCTTCACCTGTGATCATGCCGGCCTTGATCTTCAGGTCTTCAACTGTGCGGTTGTAATTCTCTTGTAGCTCCTGACGCTTCATAAAATCTTGAGCAATCGCGGTGCCAAGTTGCTGGGCAAAATCAATCTCAGTTTGAAGCAATTTAGTGGCGGCATCAGCCTCAAGCTTTTGCCGTTGACGTGCGCCGATCTTCTGCTTGTCAAGCTCAAGCAGCGTCAACCCATATTCGAGTTCTGCCTCTTGCAGCTTGTTCCCATCGATCTTGGCCTTGTTCAGCAACATGCTGAGCTGCAGCTCCTCGGCTGTAATCTCCTTGATTTCTTTGGCAGCCTTTGGCGCTTTGCCCGTTTGCAGTCCAGACAGGTTGGGGATCGTGCCAGCTGCTGCTGTTGGTTCCGGGATGGAGATGCCTTTGAAGGCGCCTCCAAGCCCAGCAGTAATTTTCTGAGTGATGCCATCGATTAGCTTGCTGATCCCAAGGCCCAACGCGCCAGCCGCTAGGGTGCCGCCGATAGCGCCGCCAATGATTGCAGTGGCAGGTGTCTTGCCAGACTTCACGCCAGCAATCAAACCAACCACAGCCACACGAGCAGTCTCTAGCGCGAGCATCGCCCGCTCAAGGGACAGCATGGTTCGCATCACGCCAACCACGCCGCGCAATGCTGTCGCAAATGTGGTGATGTTGGTGGCAATAAACACGCCAGCCGTGACGCCACCGAGTACCACCATGGTCTTGATCAACGCAGCCGCTGCTTGTTGCAAACCAGCAGCACCACCAACCGCGGCATAGAACTCCTGGGCCAGCTTGCCCATTGCGGTGATGCCTTCGCTAACAACAACCAGCAACCCACTCATGATCGGCAGCAGCTTCGATCCGATCTCGACGGTGAGCATCGTCGTCTGCGCACCCATCAACCCCAGCTGATCATTGAATGCGTCCGCTTTGTTTGCAAAGTCGGGGCCAATGTTCAGACCAAAGCGCTGGATCTCCTGACTGCCAAGGTTCAAGATCGGAATCAACTCCGCACCAGCCTTGCCAAAAACCTTCATTGCCAGCGCTGCTTTCTCTGGACCGTCGCGCAATGTGGCGAACCGATCGGCAATGTCCAGGAATACCTGATCAGCAGATCGGAGGTTGCCCTGTGCATCAGTCGTCGCCACTCCAATGGTCTTGAATGCAGCAGCTGCTGCTTCAGTTCCAGTGGCTGCGGCAACCATGTTTTTGTTCAGGAAGGTGAGCCCCTTAGCCACGCCTTCCAAGCTGCTGCCGCTTAGCTCTGCTGCAATCTTGAACTGGCCCAGCGTTTGGATGCTGACGCCTGTCCGCTGTGACAGGTCGCGCATGTCATCAGCTAGATCGATTGCATTCTTTGCCAATGCCACGATGCCGCCGGTCACGGCTGCCGCTGCCAACCCCTTGATGCCCATCACAAGTAACCCGGCCGCTTGGCTGGTGTTCTTGATCTGGCCCTCGAGCCCCTGCATCGAGTTGCCAAGTCGGCGGATGTTGTTCTCGCCGACTACGTTGGCCGTGATCTTCAGGGCAGCATCGAGGTTCAAAGCCATGATCAGCTTCCTTGCTTGTTGATGGCTTGCATGGCGGCGACCTCCATGGTCTGCAGGTCTTCCAGCAGGGCACGCTGGTCCTGCACCTCATACAGTCTAAACAACCATTGGGCCGCTGAATAGTCCAGGCCGATCACGCCGTTCATCGTTGATCGCCATTGCGTCTGCAACCGCAGGAACATCTCAACGGTTGACCAATTCTCAGGATGCACCTCGAACTCAGCTGCCACTGGTGGCGGCAGGTCTGGCAGTTCAAAGCCCATGGCCGCGGCATCTGCAGCGGCATCATCAATGACACCGCCACCTGCCCAGTATTCCGCAGCCTCTATCAGTTTTTTCGCTTGGCTCCTTGCAGGCTCTCGAAGTAGGCCAGCGTGATGGCAGCCGCCAGCATCGGCACATCCAGCAGCTGCTGCAGTGCCGACTGGCTGAAGGGAATATCCTTGCCGGCATCATCCGTGACGCCAGCCCAACCAATCAGCACCTCACCAGCCAAAGTGGAGTCGGTAATCTCCTCCGCCTTGATCTGCTCGCCGATCTCTGTGATGCGCGACTGAGCCAGCCGCTTGAACTCGCCGTCAAATGTTTGCCTCTCATGCCGGCCGCCATCGACAGGGATGTCGAAGGTGACCGGCCAAGTGTAGGAATCAGACTGCTTGAGGACAAATGCCACGCGGTTTAGGTGTAAGCAAGGGACAGCTCATCATTGCCCGAGCTGGTCGGCACGGCAATGAAAGGCATATTAAGCATCTGCACGCCGTCCTGATCGCTGTAGGTCAAATTGCCCAGGTCAGACTGCGCGGTGGTCACCGTGCATCTGTTGCCGGCAGTAGTGCCATGCTGGAAGGTGATGCTGCCTGTGCTGCTGCCAGTGGCGATCCCGAAGAAGTCCTTCGCTGTAATGGTCGGCGCCTCGATCACGACCGTGCCGCTGGGTGCCCGGTTAGTGATCAGGATCTCCTTGGAGCAACCGACCAGCTCGCGATAGATGACATCGTTTGCCATCGAAAAGTTGTAGGACTGCAAGCAACCGCTATAGGAGAACGCTGAGAAGCTGGTGGTATTGCCTTCCTTGAACAGCAGCGGGGCTGCTTGGTTGGCGTAGGTCGGGGTGGGCAGCGTCTCGTCGGTGGGGGCGTTGTAGATGCCGGTCATTGTGAATGCAATCGAAGGGATCGCGCCCACTTCAGCGGACAGTTCAAACGTGCCGCGGCAACCCGTCAGCTTGTGGCGAATGCCGTCTTCGTGATAGTGGATGGTGCAGCTCTCAAAGCCGCTGCTCTCGGGCGCATAGGTGGCGCTGGTACTGGTGACCAGTGTCTCGCTCAAGCCGCAACTGCGCAGCACCGGGCCATATGCCGGAGCGGTGCCAGCTGTACCGGAGCCAGCCAGCTCAACCTCGAAGCTGACTTCAACCCGAGTATTCGCCAGCAGTTGATCGGCTTGGCCCATGTAAGGCCGCACCAGATCGCGGTTCACCGTATCGGCAACCAGCGGCTGGATCTCAAGGTTGCGCACCAGGATCGCGTTGCTGCTGCCAGTCGGCGAAGAGTCGGTCCCGTAAGTGCTTTCAATCTTCGCCAGGATCAGGCGTCGGCGAGTCAGAACTGATGCCATTGGAGGCTACCTCGAGGGTTGGATGAGGGGCCGGCTGGGTCCGCTCGACGAGCTTTCGCTTGCCGGTTTTGAGATCGACCAGATAGCTGCCGCCCTGGCCTTTGTATTCGTCTACCATCGTAGCTGCTAAGGGCTTAAGGATAGATCGGCCACTCGGGTCCGATACCTCACAGCGTAGTCGCAACTGATCACACCACTCGGCTGATCTGCTTCGACCAGATCAAACGACACCGAGACAGGCTGCACATCGTAGGCATTGCCGCCCAATGTCAGGTCTGCCATCACCTTGGCGTGCAGGCTTTGGACCGTGGCATCAGCCACTTGGTCTGGCACATCACCGCGGACGATCACTGCAATCCTCACCGTCAGCGTCCAGTCCAGCGTTGGGAGGCTGGTGTTCTGCTCAGCGTTGTCACTGACAGGTTCGACCACAATCGCGGGCAGCTCGCCCCTGGCCAACGGCTCGACCCGGCTGCGATAGATCCGCGAGCTGACGCCGGTGGTGCCCGTTAGCGCGGTGCGGATCGCCGCCAGGATTGTCTCGCGTTTGGTGGTCATGGCTTAAGCAGATGCGGCTTGAACAACCGTGCAGATGATGCCGGGGACGCTCGGGTGAGCGAAGGGACTGGTCTGGGCTGCCTCAGCATGGATGTACGCCGCAACGTTACTGGTTGCCCAGATCAGCTCGACGTAATCGTTGGCAGTCAAGCCCAGCACGAAGTTGACGCAGCCGATCACATTGCCGTCAACGCTGCCATGCTTTGAAGTAACGCTGAACCGGCTGTCGCTGGCTGGCACGTCACCGCCGTTTTTGCGCAACCAGACATTGGTGTCGTGGATTGAGCTGTCGGTGTTGCTGAACTGAATCGAAAACGTGATGCTGTAAATGCCCGGATGATCAATCGTCAGGCGCGTGTCTGAGATGATCTTGGTGCCGCGGCTTGCCGTGTCAATCTGCCGCAGCTTGATTCCATAAGCCGTATTGGCAAGCGCAGCCACCTGCGACGTCTCATCCCAGAACGAGCCCCAATATCCAGGGTTGCCAAAGTAGGGAAGGCCAGACCATACCGTCTTGCCGTCGCCGATCTTCAGGTTCTCGGTGTCGCTTTCAAGGCCAGGCTCACCAGCCAACAGCACTGGGTTGACTGTCGCCCATTGACTGCGTGTGTTGCTCTTGAAAGGGCCGCTCATGTCTTTTGCAATGCGATCTGAACGAACTTGCCATCATCGATCAACATGGTCTCGCGCACCGTATAGACCACGCTATCAACCGTGATCGAGTTGCCACGTATCAAGCTGCCGAAGTTTGAAGCCCGTGCGGTCAGGGTGTAGTCAGTGCTGAGCACCATGCCATCACTCAGGATCTGGCTTGGCATGTCCAGGATCCCATTAGCAGTAACGGCGCCAGCTGTGCAGCTGACGCCGAAGTCTGCCAGGAAGATGTCCAGATCTTCCGTGATCGCCATTAGCCGTACTTCGCCGAAGCGAGGCCCAACACTGCGACAGCACCGGCGCCGGTGCCACCAGCAACCGTGATCGAGATCTTCACAAAGCGCTTCAAAGAAGTCACATTGACGTAGATCTTCTGCAGTGATGCAGTGTTAGCGGTAGTGGTGGTGAAAGCGCCGCCAGTCACGTCGGTGTAGGAACCGCCGGAAGTGTCGGATTCGGTCAGCTTCACGGCGTAGGTAACGCCTGCACTGCCAGCCTCGGCGTCCAGAAGGACAGCCATATCGCCTTCATAACCCTGCAGGTCAACAGCAGAGCCGGTGCCTGTGGTGGTTACAACGTCGTTGCGGAGCAGACCGAGGACCGTGGTCTTCGATCCAAGATTGTGGATGGTCATGGTTTAGCCCTCCGTCGGGGGGTTGAAGGTTTGCGTAAAGGTTGAGCAATAGTCTCAACCACATCAGCCACCTGGGCGGCTGCTTCGATTGCTTTACCAATGCCGATCAGGAGCTTGGCGTCGGAAGGGGATGCCTCAGTGACATCCCCAACACGAACCACCCGGCCCGCAAGCATTGTTTGCCGTAGGACCTGGATCAACATCAGAGGGTGTTGTTGCCGCGGCTGAAGGATTCGGGATGACGAATTGCGATGTCGCAATCCTGCATCGCGATGACGCGCACAGTACCGCTGGTGCTGTGGGTGTAGGGGTCAACCATCAGGTCGAGACCTGAGAAGTAACCGATGATCAGGTCGGCGAAGTTACCGAACCAGAGATCATTGGATGCCACTTGGTTGGACAGCACGCCGCGGTAACCGTTGACCTCGCCGTTCTCCATGATGAAGATGCCAGAGCCGGCGTCCTTCTTCGTGGTCTTCAGATTGCCGCGCATGGCAGCGTTCATCAGGTAGACGGGGCTGCCCAGCAAAGCGTTGGCGGTTGCCACGTCGCTCTCGAGTGCCACCACCTCAGCGAAGGTAGGAGCATCAGCGGCGAAGTCTTCAGTACCGATTCCGGTGGTGTTCTTCAGGCCGAGGGGCTCATTGCTGGCGCCCGTGCCGTAAAGACCAGCGGCGTCGATCTTGAGAGCGATCACTTGAGCCAGGTCGTTGCGAACCATGTTCTCCACGTCGATGGAGGACTGGATCATCAGGCGACGGCTGAAGTCGGTGTAAGCAGCCACGGTGCGGGGCACCAGGCTGACCTGATCAACGGTCTGCTGGGACTCAGTGGGAGAGCCGGACTCAGCCACCCAGTAAGCGGTAGCGGCGCCACTCTGGCGCGGAATTGCAACGTTGCCAGTCAGGCCGGTCAGCACGGTGGCGCCAGCTTGATCAAGGGCAGAAGCATTGCGAAGCAGATCGATGAAGCTTCCAGAGTCGAGCATTGTCTCGACGAGGTTGCCACCGGCGGTAGCAGCGCCAACGTTCAGGTCGCGACGAAGCACTTCCTGAGGGATGGTGATGCCACGGCTCTGACGGCCGAGCTTGGTAGCAGCAGCGT